AAGCTGGACCAGACTATAATATCTTAATAAACACGAAAAGCCGGATTTCCGGCTTTTTTAATGTGATCTGAGATGATATTATTTATAGGTTAGGTTACTATTGACTGATTGGTTAAATAGTGGCTAGTGTCATCTAATATATGAATCCTATTGGTTTATACTAAATGTGTATCCAGTTAATTTCTCAACCTGGGCCTTTGTAACTTTCCAATGATCTAGTCCAACTGGTTTATCTGGAGTGTTATTAAAAATATAGGCTTCCCAATGCTTGGTCTTCTTAACAAAGATAACTTTCCAGCACTTAACTGGCACAGAAGTTGATCCAATCTTTTTAGCTGAACCAGTTGATCCACACCAAACCATTACAGAATCAAATTCAGTAGCTAGCTCACGAGTTCGGACCTCGAGCTTTTTCCAGTCTCCGGCATTTAGGGAATGATATTGTGGAGTCATATTTGAAAAATAGAAACACTCCTTTTGCAATTCAGCGCTACACTGGTTATCTGCAGCTGGGCACATATGACCTCGATCAGTTCCTGAACCAACATAGTCTTTCATAAGATCAGTTTCAGCCGGTAATAGTGGGTCTGGTGCAAATTGATCTTTGCGAGCAACTTTTGATGCTGGACAAACTAGACGAGCTTTGGTGTCCCACCATTCAACCTTAAGTGAATAGTGTAGAGTTTTACTGTAATACGCAGTGTACCCTTTGTGCTCTAATTTTATTGGGCTAGGCTCTTTAACAAAGCTGGTGAACAATAGTAGAGCAAGTGCTGCTACTGATAAAAATTTAAAAGTTTTCATATTTTTTATTTATTAAGGAAAATTTAGTTAAATCAAGAGTATATTAACTTTAATCAAATACGCTAAGTATGAAAAAGTTAATCGCAATATTATTTTTAAGTTTTGGAATCCAAGCATTCTCACAAACTTCTCAAGAGTTAGAATTAATTAGATTAACTAATATTGAAAGAGCTAAAGAAAAACGTAGCCCTGTAACTTATTCATCTCTATTAGATTCAGCTGCTAAATTTCATAATCGGTATCAAGTTGCAAAAGGTAAAATTGATCATATTGAATATGAGATTCAACCTGGCGAAACATTAGTGTATGAAGGCCCAATGCAGCGTATTGAAAAATTTAATTCAAAATGGCTTAATATTTTTACTGGCGCAGTTGGCGAAATTTGCGCTGGTCACTTTGAAACTAATACCGATAATAAAATTACTGAAGACTCTGCTGTTCAAATGATTTTTAGTCAATGGATGAAGTCGAAGGGTCATAGAGCCATCTTAATGACTAAGGATATTACGCATATTGCCTTTGCTTTAAGCATAAAAAAAGACCCAAAAACTAAATCTTGGGCCTTTTATGGAGTTGGGTTAGTCGCTAATACTTTTTAAAATTTAGGACATCCCATAACTTTAGTTCTACCTGGAGCTTTTTTACCAGTGCTGGTACCTAATCCTGGAATAGGTGGTAATTTAATAGAGATAGATTCATCAGCCCATCCAATTCGTACATCCCAATTAGAAGAGGTAGTTGCAATTGGAGTAGTAGGTTCAACTGTTGTAGTGGTTTTAGTAAAATCTATTTCAAAATGGCCGAATGCATATCGGTATTTACCGAATTTATCATTATAATCAGCCAGCAATTTTGGATCATTTGCTCTATTTGCATATTGCTCTTTATTCCATTTAACTGCTGGATCGCCGTTATTTGGTAATGTTTGACTATTTGCATCAGCTGGTTTAATTATTGCAGCATCAACGCCGGCTGTGGTAAATGCAGAAGTAAGTGCAGTTTTTAAAGAGGCTAATCGGTCAAGCGAAAGATCAACATTCTTTTGAGTTGTCCAATCTTTTCCAGCAGGTTTTTTAGTTGCTTTATCATAAGAACTTGGTACAATACTAGTAGAAGATGTTCCCCAAACTCTAACTGCTGTAATTTTACCACCATCTTTTGTAATTAAGTCTACTGCATTTTTAACGGCAGTATTTAATTCAGTTTGCATTTCTGGTTTAATATCAATTGAATCGTCTGGAAAATAATTAACTGACTTCTTAAGGCCGTCAGAATTCCAGTCTCCATTTGCTTCTGGAAAAGTTCCGTTTAGTGTCGTTGATACTGGGGCAGCTGGCGTATCTGATGGTTGTACTGTAATCGCTGAGCCTTTTGGTACAATTGATAAGTTAGTTGCAAGCTTAATTGCTTGATCAGCAGTAAGTTCAGGTGTTCCAGGTTTAGCGGATTTAGCAACTCTTGCAATATGGTCTTTAACTTTTGCATCAATTGCCTCCATAATTATTTTCTTATTGGCTGGAGTCATTGTATTATTTGCAGTAAAATATTGAGAAATAGTAGCCTGGTCATTAAGTGAAGCAGTTAACGTTTGAATATTTGCCTTTACTTTATCAAGGGTTAACTGACCTGCTCTAGTAAGCCAGGTTGCAATACTTGTACCATATACGCTATTTGCAAATCCATTTATTTTACCATTTGCCGCTACATATTCAGCGTATTTTTTAAGATAGTCAGCATACGGAACCTGAGCACCATCTAATATGAAATATCCAGATATTGAATTTGATGGAACGATCATGTCTAAACTAGCCTGATTAAGATTAAGCCCTTTACCTTTGACTACTTTAACAAAATTTGAAACTTCAGCAGCAATAGCAGCTGCATTTTTCCAACCAGTAATTAGATTAGTTAAATTGGTTTTTGAAGTATTATCCTGTTTGAATTTTGCATCATTTGGATTAATTGCTGAAATAGTAGCAGCTGTTGCTGGAATTGCATTAACCAATGATTCAACGCTTGAAATATAGTTATATTTTGATGCGTTTGTTGCTGTTTGTTTATTACCAGCAATAAAACCTCCCATCCAAAAATACATACTTTTGGCAGAATTTGCTCTATCTGATTTGGCAGAACCTCCAGTTTTTACTAAACTTTTCCATAAGTTAAGATCAGCACCGCCTCGTTTCCACCATTCCATTACTGATAAGTAATTAGGTAGAGCCTTTGATACTTCATCGTCATTTGCAATTAGTATTTTATAAAGCCCTTCAAGGTCTTGATTCTTAGCCATTTCCTGAATAGTTGCTTGGTCGATTGCCTCATTTAGAGATAGTGACTCAAGTAACCAGCCTGTGTAGCTTTTAATTATTCGATTTGTCATTATATTATTTGGTAATTATTTTCTAGATATTATTTATCTTTTGTACTATTAGATACTTCCTGGTTTTAGTCGGTCAGCCCGTTTGCTACGATAAATTCAAAAAAGCCCATATCATCAACTGACGTATCTGAATAAAGCCATTCACGGATCTGTTCCCATTCACTTACATCTTCATCGTCCGCAAAGTCAATCCATTTATCTATAATTAGGCCAGTTTTTTTAGTTAATATGTCAATTGCTGCACTAATCTCAGGATCGCTACCCCATTCATCTAATGCTTTTTGGTATCGTGTTTCAAATGGTTCTTCGCCTTCTAGCCCAAGACGTCTTAGCCTTGCAAGTTTATCTTCATTAGAATCTGATTCTTGAATTAGGTATTGTTTAAATTGTTTGATTTGTGCCATTTTTTTAAAGAAATATTTTGATTATTTATCTAGGCCGACCAATTTTAAAAAGGATTAGGTACTTTAACCAAGTAATAATTTTTTAAATTAAACCAAAAAAGATGAAAAAGTCAACATCAAAAACAAAGTCTGCTACCAAAGTTGCAGCAACATCAGTATCAACTCCAGTAGTTGCAACTGTTTCTCGTAGTACTAATAGCCGTAAAGGTGCTAGCTACAAAAAATTGTCAATTCCACAAAAATTGGAAATCATCACTAGCCGCAAGCGTCGTGGAGATAATCAGGTAATTGCTGCTGAATTGAATGTTACCCCTACTTATGTAAGTGGAGTAGTAAATGGCCGTCACCAAAACACTAAAATTGTAAATCGCATGTACGATAAAGTACGCGGTCGCAAGGTAGTTGCATAAGTTTAGTCACTTACAACAGTCTAAAGGGAATCAGTTAATGGTTCCCTTTTTTTGTGATTTGAACAGTTAGCTCGCCAGTGCCTTGCAGCAATCGGTGCCATTCGCCTTTGGGGATAAAGACTGGTTGGGTTATGACGCTAGGTATATGGTTCTCAAATTGAATAAGCCAGTCAGTTTGGCCTACTGGTTCAACAATACGGTCCTCGTCATCTCGGTGCCAGGTAAGTTCAGTACGGTCAAGCTCTGCGCTAAATACCCTGATAAAAACCTCGTCAGCTAGCCTAGTTTCTTGAAATGGAAGTTGCATCATTTATTATTTTTTACCAAGTTGACGTTTTACTTCAGCTCTAACACTTTCCATCTTTTTTGCATAATCTGGATTTTTTTTACGGTTAAACACAACCTGTTGGTTAATGCTACCAGTAATTTTTTGCAGGTCCCTTTTTCTGGTTCTGATTAACCAGCTAGCCAGGGCTTTAACTCCAAGCGTTTTAAATTTACCATTTGCATCAGGTGCACTTGAGTCATGCCAGTCCGGCGAGCCTTTGGGTTTTTTGGCTTCAGTAATTAAAAAATCTTTATAATATAATACGTGTTGCATAGTTATGGATTACTTTTTCTTTGATGCTCTGACCTTTTGGGCTAAATCTTTATCAGCTTTGCCCCAAGTTCCGCTTGATTTGGTAACAAATGAATTTACTCTGGCATGGGCCCAGGCAGTTTGACCCATACCTGGACGGTGGCCTGTTTTCCAGGCAGCCATACCTCGGTTAAATACCTGTTTAAGAATACCAAATGATATACCGTATTTTTTGGCTTTTGCCTTTAGTGAAGTATCTGCTGAACTTGATTCATTAATCTCTACCCATTCCCCAAATCTCCAAACTTGGGTCTCATTCATTTCCCGGTTTACCTCCTTGGTAAATGAGCTCTTGACCTTTGAACCTTTGAATTTGCCTGACTTATCCAGATCGCCAGCCATGGGTTTATAGGCTGATGCATCTGAATCGCTCATCTCGGCTTGACGCTTCATTTGCGACTCTTTTTTTTCTTTTTGTTTTGAGTCTAGACCTTTGAAATATGGGCCTGACTTGCCGGTCACTTTTTTCTCGTTCATGTCTTTTTGTTTTTTACCAGAAACCTGGGTAAGTTTTACCGCCCCAAAGATGGGCATAGCGATTAATACGACAAGCCCAGTAACCTGCACTCATACGGTCCTTTTTAAGATGGCACTGGTGGCGAGCCGCAAAACTTTTACGCGCGGCTGGATTACTAACCTTTGCAGTAAGTCCGCCGTGAACATCGCCAAATGCAATTTTTTTGACTTTACCCGTGGCCGGGTTCTTTACATAGACATGATATTTCTTGGCTCCACCGCGTTTGGGTTTACCAATTTCTACGGTTTTACCCTGGTACTCGGCTTCAAAAATTGGAAAGTCAAGTAAGATAGTCCGGCCTTCAAATTGGGCAGTTAGGCCCAGGTCAGTATTCCCAAACAGGTCCTGATCAATACTAGATAGGTCAATCTCTCCAGTTTCCCAAATGGCACGAGCCTCAACAATTAATCGCTGATGGGCAAGACTGCCGGGTCTAAAGACTGATTCGCAAACCGAGAGCCCAGCCGCTAAATGGTATTGCAGAGCCTCGTGTAGTACCTCAGTTTCGGCGTTTTCAGTGTAGGCTTCAGTTATCCAAGCCTGGAACGGTTTCAACATTTTCTTTCCTCTTTTTTTCCGGCCCCGCCTAAGGGGGTAACCGCGGCGGTGCAAGCACGCCCAATTTTTATATTATAACTTAATGCGGGAATTCGGTTTCAAGTGTATAATAAATTGCATTTTCATCAAATCCCATTTCTGCCATGCGTTTTGCAAATGGTTCAAAAACCTCGTCTAATAGGTCAGGTTTAAATCTTTTTAGGGCTGACACAACGGCTTTGGCTCGGCGAACCAATTTTTCCCGATCCGTAATTAGTTTAGACATTGAAACTGCTTTACTTACTGGGTTTGCCGAGTCAACTAGGGTTTTGGCCCGCTCACGGTCCTTTTCCTGAATCCAACACCCAGCAATATAATTATCGCGGGTTGCTGAAACCAGCCCAAGGCGTTTAAGTCTGGCATATTTGGCATATACCGTTTCAAAAAGAGCAAATGATTTAATATAGGTATGCATAGTTTCTTGATTATATTTTATTTAATGGGGGTAGAAATTCGCCTGTTTTCACAACTCGCCAGACATTATCAGGTGAGATCCATAGGACCTGCGCATTGTGTTGCCAGGCTTCTTCTAATAACCATTCATCAACGATTTCAGTATCGCCTTCGCGGCCATAAGCCTCCATGAAGCCAGGAATATTATCTGGAAAATCTACCCAGGTGTCTTGTTCAGCCTGTGATTGATTAAGGTCCTTGGGATAGTCATCAATGAGTCTCCAAT